CATTCGTTCCACCTATGGTCGCGCTGTCATTTCAATCCTGCTGCAAAGGTACCTAAATGGTGCCCATCATGTTTCGGCCCTCGCCAAATCATTGCTCAACCTGATCGTAATTTTGATGTCCAAGGTATTTCTGATTGGTTACCTTCTGTTAACGCTAATGTTTCTGTTGATCCTCTTACTCTTTCTAAGATTGATGATCTCCTCTCTCGTTTCGAACAAAGCGCTTCTGGCGCCGTTTCCTCTGTTGACTCTGCTGTTTCTAATTCTAATGCTCTCTTTTCTGAAGTTGTCGATCTCCTGAAGTCTATTCGTGAGGAAGGTGTGAACATCAACCATCGTGTTGGTGGTCATTCATCTTCTCCAACAACAAACACTGATTCTGAATCGTACGTTTCTTTAGCTCTTCATTACCTTCCTTCTCTTCTTTCAATCGCAGTCACTCTGCTCTCTGAACTTTCTATCCCTGCTAAGGCTATTTTACTCGTTCCTGCTTGTCAACAACTCCTTAGTAAACTTGATTTTCAATCTATCGTCTCTTATCTCACTAGTTTCATCTCTGACTCTTCTCCTGATGCCTTCGATACTCAAGATCTTGATCTGTTCGCCAAATTCTCAGGCGTCAATAAAATGTTCTTTGGTTTATTGTGTAAATTGTGTGGTTTTGATGCTCGTTATGCCGATGTAGACAAAGTTCTCCGTCGTATAGATCTGATTCCAAAGGCCATCAAAGGTGGTCTTCAAATGATTGATTGGGTTGTTTTGATTTTTAAAGAAGTTGTAAAATTCTGTTGTGATAAATTGAAAATTGATAATCCGTTTTTGTCTGAAATTGATCAAACTCTTCGTCCTTTCCTTGAAAGATGTGATGCCCTTCTAGGCGTCATTCCTACTCTCGATACTTTCGATTCTAAACATGTCGACTCTCTCTTCTCTGTTTATCGTCTTGGTCTCAAACTTCAAGAGGAATTTGCACGAATGAAAGTTCATCCTACTCAAATGCAAATCCTTTCTCAACGTCTCGTCGCTCTCAAGCGTAAATGTGATACTATGTCTCATCTCTCTTTTCTTGCCGGTCCTCGTCCTGAACCTCTTTTCCTCTACTTGTGGGGGGAGTCTGGTGTTGGAAAATCCGGTGCTGTGAATCTCATGCAAATCGACATCGCCAAAATCGATGAAGATATGAACCCAGAAGACTGGGTCAAAAACATCTACATGCGTTTTCCTGAACAAGAGTATCATGATGGTGCTAACAATGACAATCTCATTGAGTACTATGATGATGCTTTTCAAATCTTTGACTCCAAAAATGTTCCTGATCCTACTCTTCTCGAAGTAATCCGTCTCGGAAATATCATTCCATATCCTCGTCATATGGCTGATGTTGCCGATAAGGGTTTCATCTTTGCTAAACCTCGTATTGTCATTCTTTCTTCTAATATCGAATCTCCGACTATCCAGTCGCTCCAATGTCCGAAAGCTTTTGAAAATCGTATCAATTTGAAATTCCAAGTTTGTAATAATCAATCAATTGTCCAGGTCGGTGGTGTTCCCACTACCCTCCGTGAATATAATCGTTCTCGTATGCAAGCTGACTCTCATGCTGATCCTCTTGATTCTTCTGTCTATCTTTTCAAAGGAAATTACCGTGGAAAATCTGTCTGTTTCAACTATAAAGAATTTATCTCTGTTTTAGCTTATGAATATAAACTCAATCTTTCTCGTACTGGGGACACTCGTGGGTATTACGATACTTACGCCAAAACTCCCCTTGATCTCGTTGATGTTTCTTCTTTTGTACAATCTGAATTCTCTGATGTTATGAAATTGTCTATGTCTGCTGATAAAAAGATCGAATTGTGGCAACACTATTGCGATGTAATTTCTCATTCCGAAAATAAAAACCTTCTTACCGAATCTCAATATCAAATGAAGGTTAAGAAATGTAAGGCCGCTGGTCTGACATTCCCCGACTCTGTTGATTGTTCTTGTTTTGTTCCTGCCTCTGATGGCACTGTAGATAATTATATTCTTGCTTTCCGGGCTATCACCCTCATTGAAAAAGAAGGTCTCCCTGAGATCTTCCACGACGTTCTGGCTGCATATCAATCTTATGTTGAACAAGTAAATAATAACTCTACCTGGCTTTCCCGCATTTGCGGAACTCTCACTCTTAATGGATGGATGTTTTCTGCCGGGCTCATTTCTGTGCTCGGTGCCGTTTTCGAACAAAATGACAAACTTGCTTCTGCTTTCTCTTCTTATCTGAATGAAAATGCTATTTCTCTTTCTTCTTTTTATGATCTTCCTAAAACTGATGATGTTGATTTTCTTATCTCCTCTATGATGACCCGTCTTATGGGCTACTTCTCAAAATGTGGCTTCCGTGTCGAACGTCTTTTGTATAATAAAAAATTTCCTGTTCATCGTGTGACTGAATTTTCTCGTATTTATACTCAATGTGACTCTTCTCGTGTCGATGCTGATATGCGTGATTGGCTCAAATCTCTTTCTGATTCTGAGCTTTCTATGTTTTTGACTGTTGTTTTTGGTACTGTTGTGTCTTATGATGATTTGCGTAAAAATTTGTGTGAAGAAAATGTTCTGACTTCCTGGGAATCCTTCAAGCGTTCTATTTTGAATGCTGGATGGGGTCTCTTTGATCGTTTATATTGTACTCATCCTGTTTTGTCTATCTTACTTGGTCTTACTGTTAGTATAACTGCTGGCTCTCTTGCCTTTAATGCTATCCGCTTCCTCTTCGAAACTATCTCTGGTTCTATCGCTGAATCCTGGAAAGGAATTTTCTCTACTCAATCTGTCGTTTCTAAAACTGCTAAACCTCCTGTCTTTATTTCTGAGTCTGTCGTTGCTAAGTCCGCCCGTCAAAAAGGTGTATTTATCTCCGAATCTGTCGTTTCTAAAACAGTCAGACCTCGTGGTACTTTTATCACTGAGGCTGATGATTCTTTCTCTGCTTCTGGTTTTGTGGATATGAATACTCAAAATCTCATTTCGTCCAAAGCTCTTGGTAACATGCGTGTTATCAAAACCGGACGTCCTGGGCTCTCGATCTGTCTGAATGGTATGTTTATTCAAGGTAGGTGCTTCCTAACCTATAAACATGCAATTGAACAATTTGTTGAACTTGCTAAATCTTGTGGAAATGTTGAAATGTATTCCTGTGAAGGTGTGTTAATGTATAATATCGACCCATCTCAAATGGGATATGTAAATCACGTGTCGTCCGACGGCATGTTTGAAGATCTGTGTATGATTGTGTTTCCTCGTTCTGTCGCTCCTGGTAAAGATCTGCTCCGTCATGTAATTACTGTTGATGATTTTCGAAAAATTGATAATTATGAATGTACTCTTGTTGTTCCTCAATATCGTTCTGATGCTAATCATGTTGCTTATCGTCTCTCTAACGCTACTATTCTCACAAACCGTGGTTACAATGACTCCGGTACTATGCGTACTTGTGCTAAACTTATTGAGACTCGAATGGAGACTCAAAAAGGTGATTGTGGTTCTGTACTATTTTCTATGAATGCTTCTCTTCCTCGTAAAATCTGTGGTCTTCATGTTGCTGCTTCCAGTTCTGGCGTTGCCAGAGCTATTCCTATCACTCAATCCAAACTTCTTTCTATGCTTGCTGAATGTGAAGTCAAATCTCCTGGCTCTACTTATTTCTCTCATGAACTTGTTTCTGCTTCTACTCCTGCTACCATTTTTCACTCTCAGGCTTCCTTACCCATTCCCGGGAATTTTATTCTCGAGGGTGAGTTGGAAAAGCCCGCTTCTGTTGGCTCTGCTTCCTCTCTTTATCGCTCTCCTATCTCTGGTGTGCTTGCTGAATCGAAAGTTAAACCTGCTTATTTGCGTCCTGTCCTTGTTGATGATGTGCTTGTTGATCCTATGCTGAAATCTCTCCAGAAAGCTGGAACTGCTCTTCCGTTTTTGAATGTTGATGATGTGAAAGAATGCTCTGATGATATTTACCGCTCTATTTGGAATGCAGATCCTGATCGTTATGTTCGCTTACTTACCGTTGACGAAGCCATTCATGGCGTCGAAGGCGATAGGTTTCTTCCCTCTCTCTCTGTCTCTACCTCTCCTGGGTATCCTTACTCCTTGGGAAAAACATCTGGAAAAGTCGGAAAAACATCGTGGATAAAACACGCCGACGAAAAGGGCCCCGCTTGGGCTGCTCCCCAACTTCTCGAAGAAGTTGAGGCCATGGTTGAAAATGCACGCAATGGAATAAGATCCGGTGTACTATGGCTTGATTTCCCAAAGGACGAAACTCGTCCCATCGAAAAGGTCGATGCTCTCAAAACTCGCTCTGTCAATTGCTCTCCTCTTCCCTTTACTATCGCTTGTCGTATGGCTTTTGGAGCCTTCTGCTCCTCTCAAATGCGCGGTCGAATCTCAAATGGATCCGCGATTGGTGTGAACCCTTATGGTTCTGAGTGGGATTCGCTCGCTCTTCACATCAAGAAAAATGGCAATAACATCATTGCCGGTGACTATGGAAACTGGGACGGTGGTCTCTCAACCGAACTCCTCTGGGGTGCGTTTGACATCATTGACTCCTGGTATGGCGATGACGGTAATTCAACTCTCCGTCGCACTCTTTTCGAAGACATCGCCTCGTCATCTCACGTCTGTCGTAATTTCGTTTACTCTTGGCTTCATTCTATGCCCTCTGGCACTTATCTAACTGCTTGTGTGAATACTCTTATCAATAATCTGATCGTTCGTCTTGCTTGGAAAGCTTCTGTTCCTCTGTCTATGTCTAGTATGCGCGAATTCAACCGTCATGTCGCCACTGTCGCTCTTGGTGATGACCATCTCATTGGAGTTAGCCCCGAAGGCTTGCTCTATTTCAATCAGACCCACCTCCAGGTCTATGCTGAATCTCTCGGAATGACGTATACCGACGAAAAGAAATCTGATCGTCGGGATATTACATCCCGTCCAATTGAAGAAGTGGAGTTCCTGAAAAGGGGCTTTACTTTCGATGAATCTCTCGCTCGTTATGTGGGTCGTCTTTCTTACGACTCAATCTGTGAAAATTTCAACTGGCTTCGCAAGGGTATTCCAACAAGGATTGCTCTTGCTCTCAATTGTGAATGTGCGTTTCGTGAATTATCTTTGTATCCTCGTGAATTGTACCAACGTGACGCTGCTGTCGTTCTAGCCGCGTTTCGTGAAAAGAATATCCCACTCCCTGTCATACCGACTTGGCTTTCTAACAGAAGTCAGGTTGCGATTGAAGGAAAATGGATATTCGATGATCTGTAAGAACAAAACTCTGTTGTTGTGAATGGGGTGGTTTTCAAATGATGAAAGGAAAACCACAGCAAATCCTGAATCTCAATTAATAAGTGCAGAAATTTTAATTTCTATTGATAAATGTGTGGCACTTCCTCAGTTTTATTTTAAATATAGGCTATTTATCTCATCTGATGTTTTCTGAAGCTTAATCCTTCTTCTTTTAACTAATTTAATCGGATTGCGAATACTTTAACAAACTCTATTTCTGCTATGTCCTCAAATGTCGGTGAAGGTATCATTGGGTCAATGACTCAAGGAATCTCAAACTTTGCCGTAAACTCGCTTCCTACCATGGGCTCCGTCATCGGAGACACTGTGGTTCCCGGAATCGGTGGCGCCGTTGGTGCCGCCGTTGGAACATCTGTCCAATCGATGGTCGGAGCTAGCGTTGCCGGTATTACTGACACCTCTAGCTCCGAAGGTCTTTTGGGCGCCGCTGAACCTGCTCCCGTTGATCGAACAATCCTTTCGTTTGTTGGTGAGGAGGCTCCACAGTCTGTAACTGCTTCTGTGGCGCCCTCTACCCAACAGACGGAAGATATTGAATCTCTCCGTCATTTCTTCAAACGTCCTGTCCGTCTTGATTCTGCTCCGCTAACGACTAAACACGCCTGGCTCTGGCCTTCCGAATATTTTAATCAACCCGCTGTTGCTGCAAAATTGAAATCATACTCTGGCGCTCGCTATACTCTCTGCTTTCGTATCACATCTAATGCCATGCCTTTCTCAAATGGCGCGTATCTTATGTCTTACCTCCCGAACGATGCTTATTCTCCAGATCCTGATGAAGTTATCAACTCTGCTACTACCAATGATCGTTTATTCTACACTGTCGTCGCTGGATTCCATGGCCCTCATGTCGTCCACGATATTTCTCAAGTTTCTTCTTCTGAACTCAGAATTCCTTTCTGGCAGCCTCTCCGTTTTCTTGACACTGGCACCTTACTTGGTGTAAACTCTTCCCAATACTCCTCTAACAACCTCCTAGGTCGTCTTGACATCACAAATCTCAATGCCGCAATCGAAGCAGGTTATCAATCAGTCGACGGCCAGCTTGAAATCTGGTGCTGGCTCGAGGATCTCGAATTGTTCTATCCTACCGACTTTGATTCCACTCACTCAAAAGCTAACGCTCCTGTTCGTGTTGCTACTCGCTATGAGTATAGTGAATCGGACCGAGAGTTTCAAACTCAAGGTCCGGAACACCATTCCCATGGTACCGGCAGCACAGTCGTCGCTCGTAGAGACTACATCGATGATGTTGCACATCCACCTGGCATTGCTAAACCTATGGCTCTGACAAACACTAACACCGAACCTATCGGTGCTTTCTCTGATTCTATTCTCGACTATTTCAAAATCTATTCCTTCCTTGGTATTCTTCATTTTGGAAATGAAACTGGCCCCAACACCGCCGGTCACATTCATGTTCGTCCTTATACTCAAACTATCTTCACTAAAAACGTTCCTGGCACTACTCCGCCACTGAAAGTTCCTCCTCCGACTAAACTTGCTGTCGCCACTGATATGTTCCAATTTTGGAAAGGCTCAATAAACTTCCGCATAAATTTCATATGTTCAAAATTCCATTCTGGGCGTATCCAATTTGGTTTCGTCCCTCACGTTGCTCTCAATCAAGCTTACCCCACTGATGAAAATCTGTGGGCGAATATTAATTCTCAAGTATTAGATCTCCGTACTCAACACTCAATCGAAATAAACTGTCCCTACCGCTTATCTCTCAATCATGCTTACCGAACCGATGTTTCTGGCACATTAGTCTATCGTGTCATTTCTCCTCTTCAAGCTCCTGCTGAAGCTACTCCAAAAGTGATGGCATACATTGAAATCGCCGCTGGCGATGATTTCTCCGTATCCCGTTACAATCCAGGCAGCAATGCAATCAACTGGTTTGGAAAAGAAACTGCTAAAGCAGGTACAACTATCCGCTATGCTCCTGACGCTGACGGTGCTACCGTTTATACCGTCTCTGAATCCAATTCCGTCGACGACGACGCTGGTTATGTCACCCAAGGTGATTCTATCGGCTTAGCTGTCAAAGAAGAAATTAGAGACGTTATAAACGACGGTGTCGTCGGTTTCTCTCAGATTTTCGCTGCTGGAACGTCAATTGAAACTCCGTTTACTACTGGTTCCCAAACCTTGTATATCGGAGCCGATAATGATGTTTTAGTTAATTGTTGGTCTGTTCCTCGTCCCTCTCAATCAATCGGTAACAACATGTTAATTAATGGTTCATCTCCTCTTATTAAAGCTCGATCTCTATTCTATGGCTATCATGGTGATAATTTCCTTCATAATAACGCTGGTAATGTAAAATATGGTTATGGTGTAAATCATGACGATGTAACTTTCCCTTATTTCTCCAACGCTCAATATACTGGTTTAGGTACTCTACAATTAGGTGGTCTCCTTGTGGGCACATCCTTCGGGCCTATAACTATGGCTCAGGGATGCGTCCCCAATGTCCACTTGTTCCATCCGTGGGTATCTCCTCTAATCAATTATATTGATCCTCCTCGAGGTGTCGCTCGTCTTCCGACTCGCTTTACTTCTCCGATTAAACATATGAAAGGTCACAACCGTGGCTGATCATGTCTGCTGTCTTAAGAAAGGCAGTGGGCCCTCTCGTACTTAGTACATTTTTCTGGTTTTATGAAACCTTCATTCTAAATCTAATCCATGTATAAATTATATGTCACTGACCATGAATCTCCAACGCGCAATTGGTCGCGGGCTTCCTTTCATTAGGCGTCCCGCTTGCGCCCACAGGTAAATTGTGATTTAACCTGTGGAAAGCACTTTCTCAAACTTAAACGTCGAGTACCCACTAAAAGGCTGGTCCCCTGGGGAATTTATTTATGTTTGGTATGAGAAAGAGCAAGGACTCAGCCCCTCCATCACGGCTGAGCTTTTGTTTTGCTTCCATCACAGATCCTAGACCAGGGATCTAAAACAAAT